CCATGCGTTTTTAGGCATGGCCCTTGGCGTAAGCTGAGGCCTCGTGCTTAAGTAGCGCGTGGGGGCTTGGGGGTTTATCCGCTATCGTCGTTGCTGCGAAAAAGAATCGACGAATTCCGGCCACAATGTTGTTGCCAAACATCATGTGTCATACGCCGGCTCCAATGAGGGCGCTCTCCTATGAGGTGAGCGAGGCTACCAAACCACCCCTCCATAGTGGGTACGCCACTATGATGACTATCACTCCCAGACAGGCCTTGTTAGCTGTCGCACGGGCCAAATCAGCCGGTTTCAAGCCGGTTGGTTGGACCGGTGCGGAGGAGAATGGTCACAACTTTGATGGTTATTTAGTGTACCGTCCTTGGACGCGTCACGACCACAAAGCATTATGGAAAGAAGCCGTCCGATTGCGGTTGTCTTACCTAATATATTTACCGGCCAATTATGATTGGCGGTTAATCCATAACCGTATCCAACTACAAAAACTCAAGGAGTGTGTAGTTGTGTTGTGTACGGGCGACTACGTAGCAGAAGGCGATTGGACTACCAAAGAGTGGAGTTCATTTGATTCAGGCAAGCCATTGCCAAATGTTAATCACGCCAGGTTAGTCGCATACACAAAGGGTAGGTTTATGTTGGATGCATCAATCAAATCCGCATCTTTAACTGCGTTTGAAGCCACCTTAGAAGAGGCGGCCGTCATCCGCAGTATTGCCATCAAAGCTGGCAGTAAAGAGGCGAAGGCCGCGAAGGCTTTACACAACCGAAAGGGGCGTAAGGCAAAACGACGGCGTGGTGACGCGAGAGCATTTGATGCATCTGAGGATGTATCACAAGACTCGCAGACTTTCGTCGGTGGCGGCGAAGTCGGCATCAAAGGGATGGTTGAGTCTAGAATACCTTGGCATGCGATGCCGGAAGAGGTTGATTATAGCAAACCAATCAAGTGGGATTCAGATGTGAAAAGAATCACGCGTAATTTTGATGTTCCAGGTGGAGGCAAGGACTCTCGTAGAAATACAAAAGAGAGCTTGGCCAAGATTGTTAAGAATGAAGATCAGGCGGCGAAAAGGTTGGAGCGTACTGGCACAACCGATCGTAATCCTGCAATGGCCCCCAAACCCGTAGTTAGTACGGCTTCGAATGTCACAGTTCGTAATGGCGTCATTGGCAAGAAATCGGCTTGGGTGCCCAAGCAACCAGAACTACCCATCACTTCCAAAACAACAACCACCGTCACCACTTTTTCCTCACAACCTAAACCACCATCAGACAGTCAACCAGCGGTTATCAAGACTACCGCTGACCCTGCGCCTAAGGACGTGCCTACTGCTTCGGTTTCAAAACCGGCATCCGATAAAGCAGTTGCTCCAAGCATGCCTAAGCCCCCAATTGATTGGGAGGATCTGTCTGATGATGAGTATGACGATGACGACCTCATTCGTCCAACTTCGAGCGAGGACAAGAAAGACAAGTTTGTTCCAGGCCCTTACTTAGAAGGTGCCATGTGGTGTTCTTTCTATCCAACACGTATAGCGTTTGATTCGCTAGGTGAGCTCAAGTGCCCTCAATATCCTTGGCAAGGCATCAAATACGATGGCAAGGCCCCTATCAATAAACCTGATTCCGAACTTGAGTATTCAGATCGGATGTGGAAAGCGTTCAATCCTCCTGCACATGCCCCAATGAAGCATTCGTGCGGTGTTGACGCTATCTATGGCAAATTGTGGTCTCCTAATTGTAAATGTGTCCAGTCTGAGACTCCTGTTTATGACATCTATCATAATGACTATGATGATCTTTGTTTGGCGCGTTTGGTTAAACGCCTAGGCAAAATCATTGTTGTCGGTTGGGATTTGTCAAATTCAATAACAACAGGAATGGATGGTCTGCTCTACTCCCAAGCGAGTGCAGGTATGGCCACCATAGTGTCTCCCCAAGTATCAGGTGAGCGCTCGGCATGGTCGTTTTTATTAAGTCATAGGTTGTGTGGCTTACCAATATTTCCCACTATTTTGAAAGAGTTAGATGGGCTTCTTGTCGTTCAGATTGAATTGACGTTTATGGATCACCAAAATGAAGCCCTAGCCACCTTTCACTTAGCCAGACCAGCTCAAAGACAAGCAGCCACTTCGCAAATATTTATGCGAGACACCAATGGCCCAATAGCTATCTTTAATCCGGTTGAGAGTGCGGAATTTATCGGCACCGGTCTTTTCTCTGAAATCGAGCAGAGAGACACCGATACATACATTAATGTTTGGGACGTTAGTGCAGCAGTACAACAATGCATGATTACAAAGGAAGATCAAATTAATAATCATGTAGGCACAATTGAAACTTATGCCAATCTGCTACACAGTCGCTGGGACTACATGCCCGTCGCACGCAGACCAACCATTGCTGCCTTGTACCAACTACTCCTAGTTCTCGTAGCGCACGAGAGTGGAGTGGCTATGGCTCAACGCAACAGGTTTGCCTCCGACCTTAAAGATAAAGTTACGGCCGCCTCCAAAGGCAGCCACACCACCAGTCGATTTGTTGGCTACAACAACGGTGGTATTATATCTTCACTAGTCTCAAAAGTCGTTGGCGACCAACGCCGCTACATTAATAATGGATGGTATAGAGCCTCCAAATGTCCAATTACACCTGATCTCGGTTTCTTACATACACTTTTCCGTGGTGCCGAACGTGCCGCTACGCGGTTCGCCGGTTATCGACAAAATCCATGGAATTGTTTCAGGTATAGTTGTGATCCAAAACTCAGTGAGTGGACTTACGGTGAGAAGTGGGCTGCAGCCTACGTTCATGAGATAAAATCTGCAGAGAATGATGTACCTAACACATTCTGCTGCGCTCCAATACGGGCGGCACCCCCTGTGCACCCGTTTGAGGGCCGTAACCTAGCAGCTCTTACTAGCTTTTCAAAATCAACCGAACATTATCGTGCTGCGCTGTTGATTGGTGCTGAACCAGATGCACCAGTCGTTAAGCCAGCCGAGGCACCAAAACCATCAGTTCCAGTGGTGATGCCAGTGGTCGCAGCCATCCCGGTTGTGCCCGCTGTCATTCCCAAAGTTGAAGTGGTGGAGGCTCCAAAGGTTGTACCAGCTGTGGTTTCAACCCCAATAGTTGATTTGCTAGACTTTAGTCCCGTACCACTCCCCGATCTCCATATTCCCGCGGAGATTGTAGTTGAGTTAGCTGAGCCACAGAAAGACTCAGCCCCCAAGCCAGATAAAATGGCCATCATGCCTTTTGATACCGACGAAACTTACACTGGCAAGTCCGAAAGGAAGTATGCTTTAGTGTCCTCTGATCTCAGTGCGTCGATGAAGTTCTCCGAGATGGTGAGCGAAGGTAGTTTCTTTGTAGATGATGACCTGAATTTGTCCCCGTTAGACACATCCACTTTTGAAGCGGTTGATCGTTTCAATTTATGGAAAAATGGAATGTGCTACAGCAAATCATATACTGGCATTATGGGGAAACGAACTGACAGCCGTTATACCGAAACAGCTAAGAACATTATTCACACGGGCTCAATGCTCTTGGGTGAATTCACTCCTGCTAAAGGTGCAGATTACGCAAAGTTTGATCCCTCTGGAACAGACAATGGTTGCGGATTGCGTGCACTTGCTTGGGCGGTTGAAAACAAACACGTTATGTGTGCCATTGAAGGTGAAGAGCTCGATATGGCCCACACGATGGAGATGTTTGTCGCCCTTATATCTAGAAAAGGAGATAAGTTCGATGGTATAACAGTTACACAGTTCGCAGGTATAATACCATTTTTACATCCAAGACCCTATATTGTTGCAATTGAACAAGGTGAACGAGTGCCCTTGAAACCTAATACGTTTGTGCTCGCTATACCAAAAGGTGCATCATATGGGCATTGGTATTATTTACCACCACTGACCAGCGATAAGACAAAACCCTATAAGACACAACATAAGTCTACGCGAGGTAGGGGCGCGGTCACATCTTTCACATTTACTTCCAAGGGCATCACAGAAACAGCCGATGTTGGCGTCGTTCAGGCGGTCATCGGACCTATGTACAATAAAGAGAAATTCGGTTATGTTCAAACTTTGCCGTTCACCGAATTCGTACATAGCATTGTTTGCGCTGATAATGCCGTGAACCAAACCTGGTCTCTCAAAGTCCGTCTGTGCAATCCGGATGATGCTACAATGCCTGGTCATTGTGGCACCCGATCATCACCGTTGCTGGATAGATTAGGGGAATGCTGGGAAATTTTTGACTCCGATGAACATATGATTCATTTTAAAGAGTTCTTCTTAACCGAGTTTATACGAGCTTGGAAAGCGTGGGTGGCCACACAGCCACTCGCCAAACGTGAACTCTATGAACAAATATTGGAGATGGTTCAGGCAGGTCAATGTCCTAAACGCCTCGCAAGTTTCTTTATTAAGCGCGAGATCACACCTCTGGCCCCTGGTAATGAGGATGGTGATGGCTTTAAAGAATTCAAACCACGTAGTATACAACACCCAATTCGTGAGCAGTTGGTTGGCCTATATGCAAAAGTAGCAGCTTTGCTAGATGCGCAAGCGTTTGGCAAACCATTCACTTGGCACAATGTTACAATCAGAGTTATACCCACTTCTGGGTTAACTCCTTTGCAGATAGGGCATCTAGCACGCACCGTTTTGCCCACAGAAGAATGTCCTTATATTTTGTTCGTCTGTGGTGATGATGTTCTACTACATGTTCATAAATGGGGCTGGTACGAGAGTGATGGCAAGCGATTTGAAAGCGCCAACGTACCAATGATCAATAACGCTGAGTTCAAATTCGCAGCAAAAGTTATGGGTCATTATTTTGCTCAGAGCTTCGCTTATTCGCGCTACTGGGCACAATTTGTCACTCCCGACTTGAATCATGGATGCTTCAAGCGGTTCTATGTTGGCACTGCAGTTCAACAGGTGTTTGCACATCTGTGGGCGGCATTACCATCAGGTGTACCACATACACTTCACTTAAATACTCGTCGCAGCATCTGTTACTGTTTGGTGGCTTTAGATCAATTTATTAGCCGCAATGGTAAGAATGCCAAAATCGATATGGAGATGTTCGTATCGGATTATTATGAGATGGGTATTAACTTGGACATGCACAGGCGTGAGCGCTTTGAGGATATTACATTCTGCTCAGCTGGCTTTATCCCGGTTTTGTCGCCTAGTGAGGATTATAAAGGTATACCTGCCAACACAGAAACATGGGCACTTTACCCTTGTCTGAGCCGACCATTTAATCGTTTGGTCGTCACACATGCAGATGCTGAGGCATGTCTCGGTTCGTATACGAGACTCATGGCAATGTCTTTCGGCAATAACTGGTCACAAATTCCTGGCTTCAAAGCCATATACAGTTATCTGCGACGACAACCAGTCGGCAAAACAGCAAGAGGTAATGTGAGCCATTGGCGTCCAATGGATGAGAAAGTGATTCGTCCCACTGCAGCTACAGCCTATTATGTTGCAAGGATGATGGATTTACCAGTTTGTCACATTGAAAATTTTGAACAAACATTATTGTCGTGCCCGGATACAGTCCGTTTAGATGGCACGGCACATCCAGAATTAATCATCACTACCGCACCGGCCCTAAGTTTAATGCGGAAACATTACTTGGGGCGTCCTGTCACTATGGCAGATTCACAACATCAACGTCGAATATTGTTGGGTCATGATGCAGTTGGACGTGGTAAACCTACCACCAGCCATGCTGCGTTATTCAGACACAAACTATTCAAAACCATAATAACAAAAGAACAGCTCCAGAATAAGGATGGCTTTTTGCCTCTTAATTTGTGGATGGTTCTACCCATATATCTTGTTGTCCGCTCGATGGAGTGCAGTCGTTCAGCCTGCGCGCTCGAAGAAAACGTAGAGTTTTCTCGCGCAATGCGAAAAATTGCAAAAATTATTATGGAAGTCGCTGATGTTATACCTGAATCACCTCGTGAGACTAAGAATCTCATTGAGAATATATGTACGCAA